CAGCTTGATAACCAATTGCGACTGAAGCAGTATATTGGTTTGTATAACCAGCTTGATAACCGATAGCAACTGAATTTGAAAATTGCGCATAATATCCAGCAGATTCACCAATCGCTATAGAATTAATGCCTTGTGTAAAAGAACCTGCTAATTTTCCAATTGCTATAGAATTTGTCCCTTGCGCTGTAGCACCAGCTGCCGAACCAATCGCAATACCATTTTGACTTTGTAAGCAATAACCGGGTGCTACATATGTTGTTAATGTATTAGAGTCATACCATTCTGCTCCAATCGCAATCGCATTTTGTCCTTGTGTATTAGCACCAGCCAGCCAACCAATAGCAACCGCTCTTGATCCCTGATAATCATTACCAGCTGAAGCCCCAATTGCTACAGCATAACTTCCTTGACTTCGAATACCTGTAGATGCACCAACTGCTACTGCTGAAAAACCTTGTGAATAATAACCAGCATTATACCCAATTGCTACTGAAAATTGTTGTTGATACTCATTAGCAGCACCGTTACCCATTGCTATTGAATATGGGCCTTGATTAGTTTGGCCCGCACTATATCCAATTGCTATTGAATATGGTTGTTGTGAATTAGAAGCAGCAGCACTACCGATAGCTATTGAATTACCAGCTTGATAATTATAACCAGCCTGATTTCCGATAGAAATACCTCCATTACCTTGATTGAAATACGCAGCATTATATCCAATTGCTACACCATAATTTTGTTGACTTGTGTATCCAGCCGCATATCCAATCGCTATAGCATATTGTTGTTGATCTTTTGAAGCTGCACCCCATCCAACCGCTATAGAATAAGCGCCTTGAAATGAAAATCCAGCGCTAAAACCAATCGCTATCGAATTTGATTGCTGTGAATCATAACCAGCGCTAAACCCTACTGCTACAGAATATTGTAATTGGGTAATCGAACCACAACCTTGTCCGAGAGCAACAGAACCTTGACCTTGTGAATATCTACCAGCAGAATAACCTAAAGCAAGCCCATATTGTCCTTGACTAAATTGTCCTGATTGGTTTCCAATTGCTATAGCATCAGAACCTTGTCTACTTTGTCCTGCTTGTGCACCAATGGCAATAGAGTTTGTTCCTTGAGTATTTTCTCCTGCTTGAACTCCAATTGCTATAGCACCAGAACCTTGAGTATTTTGTCCGGCTTCTAATCCAATAGCAACAGCGTGCCATCCTTGGTTTGTTTGTCCAGCGGTAAATCCAATTGCTACGCTTGCGGAACCTTGTGAAATTCTTCCAGCTGCTTGACCAATCGCTACAGCATAACCTTGTTGGTTTGAATTACCAGATTCGTGACCAATAGCTATTGCCGCAGAACCTTGAGTAAATCTTCCTGCGTGTAAACCAATTGCGATAGCATATGTACCTTGATTTGTTTGTCCTGCTTGTAAACCAATTGCTACAGCCGAAGAACCTTGAATATTTTGACCCGCTTCTTTTCCAATCGCAACCGCATTTTCTCCTTGTGTGCTTTGTCCTGCGTTCCAACCAACCGCAACCGCATAATCTCTTGTACTTTGTCCTGTTTCGCCAGCGTGTCCGCCGATATTAACATTTGTATCGCCAACAGTCCATAAATTAGTACTAGCGTCCCAATACAAATAATCCCCATAATTTATTCCATTTTGAAATATCGTACCTGTAGCGCCTTTATCTCCCGTCTCCGCGTAAGAAATTGTCACTGGATTAACACCAAAAACTGTACTAGAAGAAGCTGTATTGTTTATGCCTGTAATATATTGAATTCCTATTCTATAACAAAGTATGCCACTACCAGAAGCAGTATAAGAAACTGGAGTATCAGTTATTCTATATATCGCAAAATTTGGTGAATTATAATTAACACTAAGTCTTATGTAACTATCAAGCGTAATCGCTTGTATCCAAAAATTCGGACTTGATGCTGGTGCTCCTTGTGCGTCTTGATACGCTAAACAAAGATAAGAATATTGTTCTAGGTCATTTGATGTATTATAACACAAACTAAATTGTCCAAATGATAATGATGGTGTTGGTAATGGACTTGAATATACTGTAGCAGCTGATGCGTCATATAATAATGTATTTCCTCCAAAATTTCCTCCCGCTCCTGTAATACCAGCTGCTCCTTGAGCTCCAGTGGCACCTTGAGCTCCTGTGTCACCTTGAGTTCCTGTGTCACCTTGAAATCCAGTGGCACCTTGTGAACCTGTAGTACCTTGAGCTCCTGTGGCACCTTGCGAACCTGTGGAACCTTGAAATCCAGTGGCGCCTTGAGCTCCTGTAGCACCTTGAGCTCCTGTAGCACCTTGAGCTCCTGTAGCACCTTGAGCTCCTGTATCACCTTGAGCTCCTGTATCACCTTGATATCCTGTAGCACCTTGGGAACCTGTATTACCTTGGGAACCTGTATTACCTTGGGAACCTGTATCACCTTGAACTCCAGTGGAACCTTGAGCTCCAGTAGTACCTTGAAATCCAGTGGAACCTTGAGCTCCAGTAGTACCTTGGTATCCTTGAGCTCCTGTATCTCCAGTCGAGCCTTGAAATCCCGTTACTCCTTGATATCCTTGTGCTCCTGTAACACCTATTGGACCTTGAGGACCAGTGGATTGAATAATTAAAATTATTGGCTCTTCATTAGTAAAATCATTTCCACACGCATCTATTATATATGAAGTAACCTCGTAATAACTATTAGGAAAAATAACATTAGCACTAACCTCCCAAGTTTGATATCTATTTGAATCTAAAGAATCTTGAATAATAAAAATATCTTTCGGTGCTAATAATGATAAAAATATATCAATATCTATATTAGATGCTGTTAAATGACTAATATTTATTTGTGTTGATGCTGTTTGATTCGCACTATTATCCCAAAGTATATGTCCATTACTCGGATCACCAGATATCTGCAAAGTATTTGCTAAATAATTATAATAACTAGAAGATTGACCATTTTGTCCTGGTACACCAGTAGCACCTATTGGTCCTTGTGAACCGGTTACTCCTTGTGCACCTGTTTCACCCTGATATCCTTGTGCTCCTGTATCTCCAGTTGAGCCTTGATAACCTGTTTCTCCCGGTGCTCCAGTAGAACCTTGATAGCCTTGAGCTCCTGTATCTCCAGTTGAGCCTTGATAACCTGTTTCTCCCTGTGCTCCAGTAGAACCTTGAACTCCAGTAGAACCTTGAGCTCCTGTATCTCCAGTTGAGCCTTGATAACCTGTTTCTCCCTGTGCTCCAGTAGAACCTTGAACTCCAGTAGAACCTTGTGCTCCAGTAGAACCTTGTGCTCCAGTAGAACCTTGATACCCTGTAGCGCCTTGATATCCAGTATTTCCTTGAGCTCCAGTAGAACCTTGAGCTCCAGTAGAACCTTGATATCCAGTTACACCTGGAGTTCCAGTATCACCTTGTGCTCCAGTAGAACCTTGGTAACCTGTATCACCTATTTGTCCGACTATAAATAAAGAAGTTTGAATATAACTAGCATAATCATTTTGGAACCATAATGATAAATCAGATGTGCCTGGACTGTTGCTTCTAGCTATTAATCTAACTAACAATCTATTTTGCGGGTTAGCACTATTTGTTAAAACTGATGTTGGTATTTGACAAGGAATGATTACTTGAACCGGTAAACTAGTATTTGAAGAATTAACCAAAACTTGTGAAGAAGTAGCTATTAATGTTGGCGTAACGTATAACGTATTTGAATCTTGATAATATAATTCCCATTGTAAAGAAATAACATTTTGATTAGTTGAACCAGCCCATATTACCATATTCCATAAACCTGATGTTAAAACATTTAAAGGTACTAGTCCTTGTACAGTAGCAAATTGAATATTATTTAGGTCACCACCAGTTGAAGGTACAGGAGGATAATATTCTGGACCAGATCCTAATGGTGATGTAGTATAATAAGTATAAGTAGTTAGACTTGTACTAGTATTCAATGGCCAAAAGTCTGGGTTTACATTTGTTACATTACCACTCGCATCTGTATTATAATTTAAATATAATACAGCACCTCCTGCTGTTCCAGCGTCTCCTGTCGAGCCTTGAGCTCCTGTAGCACCTTGAGAACCAGTGGTACCTTGATATCCTTGAGCTCCTGTATGACCTTGAGCTCCTGTATGACCTTGAGCGCCTGTATGTCCTGTGGCACCTTGAAAACCAGTGGTACCTTGTGAACCTGTATGACCTTGAGCGCCTGTATGACCTTGAGCGCCTGTATGACCTTGAGCGCCTGTATGACCTGTAGCTCCTTGAGCACCTGTTTCACCTTGGTGTCCTTGTGCTCCTGTAGAGCCAGTGGCACCTTGAAAACCAGTGGTACCTTGTGAACCTGTATGACCTTGAGCGCCTGTATGACCTTGAGCGCCTGTATGACCTTGAGCGCCTGTATGACCTTGAGCGCCTGTATGACCTGTAGCTCCTTGAGCACCTGTTTCACCTTGGCGTCCTTGTGCTCCTGTAGAGCCAGTATTTCCTTGATAACCATCAGCGGGTCCTTGAGGACCTTGAGCGCCCGTATCTCCTTGAGGACCTTGTGCTCCGCCTCCACCTCCGCCACAATTGACAAGACAGTCACATGGGTCAGGTTCTACTTCGTCACAATCTGGATATCCATCGCATGGATCAGATTCCGGGTCATCACACCCCGCGCAAGGCGTATAGTAACTACCGCATCCAGAGCCTGAACCGCTGTACGGTTTCCCATTAATATTTGTAACAGTCAAATTTGTAACCGTAATATTTACTGCGTTAATATTACTCATTCTATATATAGAAAGCAAACATATTTTAAATTAATATATTTTGTATATTTATTAAAAACAAACTAAAACAGATTAAACAATAAAAATAAAAATATTTATTGGTTAATAAATGTTCTAAATATTATTTAATTTGGAACGGGGAAAGGTCGTTGGTTTTTTTCGATTACTAAAGGTTCTGGCACATATATCGGGCCTTTTTCGTAAATATTTGTAGACTTTAATTTAGTTATTTCAGGAACAAAACAAGGCGCTGGATTAACTAAATTTGTAGAGTTTATTCCAAATAAAAAGGATTCGGTATCAGCTGCGTTATTAGACATTTTGTTCCAAGGTATTTGCGCGCCCAACAACCCATTTCCTGGAAGATTTGTATTGTATGCTGCTCCATATTGTGAGTTAGGATACAAAGTGTAGTTTTCAAATTGTTTGTATTCTTTTTGTTCTAAACAATAATTGCCAGGAGTATTTCTGTTACGTGTAGAAGCCATTTATATACATATACCTTTAAAAAAGTATTACAAAAACACACATTTTTTTAAATCAGATAAACTATTATCTGATATTTTACCATTCTCCATAAATTCGCATATACAAACATGGGTTAAATACAAATAGTCAAATGAAAATAACATAATAAACCCCACTTCTTGTTCTAAAGTTATTGAAAATTTCGAAGCTACATGATTAATACACTCTTTTAACCCTTCGTGGTCGTTAATTTTTTCATAAATGTCTAGTATAATACCATTAATTGTTTCTTCACAAAAATCATCAATCTCAAAAATGTTCAATAAATCTTCTTTATATAAAATATTTCTGATAAATTCTTTTTCTTTTTCTGTAACTGTATCAGTTTCTAAAAATACATCAGGTGAATTGTATCTTGTTATATATTTGGTATTATACATAATACTGTTTAAATTGTCATACATTTAAACTGTTTATATATTTAATGAATAATACATATTTATAAAAATAAATATTTATTATTTGATATTATTGTTTGCGTTTAGATGTATTGGCTTGAAGTATGTTTATTAAAGTAATCAGCATCACGTGTTAATTCACGAGATGGCACCCCACCACGGACCCAACCTTGAGAAGCGACTCCTTCAACACTGGTCGCCGGGTTATTGAGTCTCTCTTTAACTGCTGGTAACAAGGGTGTTTGATGATATTTAATGTAACTCTTTTCGCTTAAATTATTAATACTTCGTTTATTAACAAGTTGTTCGCCTTGTTGAATTTGTGATTCCATGACAGGATTAACAGAGCCACGGCCCAAGAAAGGAACAGTGGCGAAAGGTCTTTGATATAAATCAATTCTGCATCTAGGGTGTGTTTGAATTGTACCGATTTGAAGTTTAGATGATGTATCAATGTTGCATCCTCCTGCGCCAGAGTTGTACCCGCCATTGTACATAATACCGGGTTGTGTAGTAGCTAACTCTATCGGTTTTTTCATAGAGCAATCAGATGCGAAATAATTTTGTAGCGAGTAATTACATGACGAAACATTTTGAATATCAGTTTGAGATTTGCAACAATCGTCAAGACCAATTCTTGACATATTATCAAAAGTATAACTAGAGACGTTTGCCATTTATATATATTAAACATTATTTTTTACTAAACTTGAATTTTACTAATTGAAATAAAAAATAGGAAATAAAAAGCAAAATACCAAAGTACCAAAACTTAATATGACAAATGCTTTTAATAAAGTGTATAACGATAGCTATCAGCAACTCTCGATATTGCCCCTGCTGCGGTGCTTTCCTTAGAAGAATACTTAAGATCATTATATAAAAACTGTGCGAATGCTCCTTGGTCATTAGAAACTTTCGTATTTGCTGTACTATAAAACGCCCGATTTGATTGGTCTAATTCAAAGTTTTGCCATAAATCTCCGTAAAGTTGTTTGTTTGTATTTTTAATATCTGGGTTCATAAATTGAACTGAACGTTTAATATTTTTTGTTATATCTTCATCTACATCTACGTTAAATGCTGGTGGTGCGGCTTTTCTATCAGGAGAATCCATAATTTCAGTCAACAAAACATTGCTAAATGGATTTTTCTTATTACCTTCTTTATACTCATCTTTCAAAATTGTATCTAGAGGAATCGCAGTTGTATCGGATGAATTACCATAGGAGCCGCTTCCTTGAACTAAAAACCCCTCTGACATCATATCCTTTGTAAGTTTCTTTTTTCTCATATTAAATAGAATGAATATTAAGGCCACAGTTAAAATTCCAACAAATATTATTCTGGAGGACATTGTCAAAATATATCCTAAAATTGTGACTAAAATAATTAATCTAGTAATAGCGTTTAATTTTTGTTCGTAGCACATATTTATTGTAGGCCATAATTCAAAAATATAGTCTTTATTAAGTAATACTGTAGGCTCATTTGACCAGAATGGAATTGTCATTATATATATATAAATCTTTTAAAAAAGTTTATCAAATACTTCTATTACTATTACTTAATTATTTCTTCCCCTTATTTTTCTTTTTCGCCTCTCCTGTTTTTTGAGGTTGGCTTGCGTTTCTTGGTGTTTTGTCTACTTTCTCTCCAGTGCTAAAAATTTTAATAATTTCTTCCTCGGAAATTGCGGGTGTATCGGGTATTGGTAACGGTGTTTGTGCTAGGCTATTTCTAGCTTTTTGGTTAGCTGCTGATTTAGCTTTGATTCTTTCTTTAGTTTGTGCTAATTTCATACTCTTATTCAATTGGGCCTCCATTGCTCCAACATTAACCTTTCCACCTAGACCACCTAAGTTTCCGAGGTTGCCCAAATCGCCCATACCCATTTTACTTAACATTGATTGAATATTTCCCATTCCAGGCATATTTTTCATTCGATTCATAATTTCTGTAGCCTCCGCAATTAATTCACTCTCTTTAATTTCTCCAGATTTAATTCTAGTGTCTAATTTATCTCCGACGTTTTTTACTAATCCCATCAATTTTGTTGGATTTTTAATGAGTTTATTTAAAACGTCGTTCATGTCTGTGGCATTTTCCATATCCATATTAAAATTTGCGGCAGTTTCTTCTGCTATTTCTTTTGCTAATTTGCCCAACTTTCCATCTAACATCCCAGTAATATGGTCATGGATTTCATCCGCATTTGGCATATTCTCCATATTTATGTTTGGACCCAACCCTTCGCCTGCGCCTTCGCCCAAATTTGCGCTTAAATCAAACATTCCCTGCATTTTTGACAGTGTTTCCTGTAACTTTGTTCTGAAGTCTTCTTGATTAATAGCATCAAACAGTTTTGCGGAATCTCCAAATGCTTCTTTGTTTTCGAGTGAACCGACAATTGAGAATAAAATCAACTGAAGGTATTTCCAAATAACATCTCTGGTTTTTTGGGTGATGTCAAATTTCCATAAATTTTTGAAATGAATATTTGGTAAAAACTCTGTGTCAATCGTCGAGTCTTCATTAAACATCTCATCGCTTTGATATAAAATATCAAAAAACCTAGGTGGTAATCTTTTCTTACAAAATGTAAACAATAATTTAGTACTGGTAGTTTCGGATAACTTGATTACTTTTAATCTCTCTTCTTCGTCCTCGATGTTGTTAAAACTAGACTTGGATTTCCACCATTTATCTATCAAGGGCTCATATTCAGGAAATGTTATTCTTAAATCTCCAACAAAATCTTTAATAACCTTCGTGAATTCTTCTGGAACGGAATCTGAATCTGTTGACATTTGTTTATATGCTTGATATAAATTTATTTATTTAAATCAAACTAAAATAAATATATATTTACATTTTCAAAGTAAATTTTGGTTTATTTTATTCACACATACTTGACAATTTTGTCAAATTTTGAATATACTTCATTGTTTTTGCTTGCTCTTCTGGTGTCATTTGTTTGATTGGCTCGCGCAGTCTGTTAATAGACTCCATAATTTTATCTGAATTTTGTGCTGTAGAAACGTCACCTGAATAATCTTTATTAATAAAAAACTCTATGTTTCCTGCTTCAATTTCACTCTTATATTTACCAACAATAAACGTCTTCCAAATTTTAACAATCATTTTGGGATTTGCTTTTCTAATTGTTAATAAAGCATTTTTAGCTGTTAAAATATCCGGGTCTTCAGGGAAAACATTCTGAATATCTGCTACAAATTCAGTAAAATGGTCGTTAAAGGCGGTAAGAATATTGTTAGACATTTACATATTTGTCTTGGTTTCTTTTTAAATTAATTTATTAGTAACTTTATATAAAATCAAATAAATTAATTTATTAGTAACTTTATATAAAATCAAATAAATCAAATTATTCAAATAATTCAAATAATTTTTGAATTAAAACTTTTGACGGTTTCCTGTAAGTTTCTGTAATTCAGAGTCTCTTTGTTGTTGTAGCTGTTCTACTGTCAAATCTTTTGATATTTTATTCGCACTTTTATAGTCTTGTTCGTCTGCAGGTGTACTTATTTTATCAGAAAAATTTAAGTCGACGTAATTATGCATTTGTCTCATACCACCATTACCCTTGGCTTCGAGTTCGTCAGAGCCTTGGTCTAAAAAACTATACTGGTCAGAGACGATATCCCCGAAACCTCCGCCTCCAAAAGAAAATGCCATAGGTTCCATATTATTTTGAGTAGCCTGTTTGGTTACAACCTCTTGTTTAGGTTTCAAATGATTTAGAATAGCCTCGCCATATAATACATCATATCCCTGTGTTAATAATAATAACGCGGGAACTCTATTAATATTTTCGGGCATTATTATTTTTTGCCCATTTTCTAAAACAATAAAAACTTTATTATTTGTATCCTTAATTCTTTTGTCGATACATATAAAGTGAATTTCTTTTGCCACATTTGTCTTCGAAAGGCTCTGTATAAGTTTTTTTGAATGTGCGCAAAAATTACTGTAATATAGTATTGAACTCATTTTATCTATATTAAGTTAAATGAAATAAATATTTAACTCATTTTATAAAAAAATGATTTAAATTATTCTATTTAAATATAAAGTAATATTAGATAATATGAATCCTCATGTTGAACTTAATTCTGATTCCGATAAAGCTGACTCTCTTTTGTTTACACTTAGTGGTGTAAATGTTAGTTTGGCTAATGCTATTAGAAGAACCATTTTGTCAGATATACCGTTAGTCGTTTTTAAAACGGCTCCATATGAAGAAAATAAAGCAAATATTATTGCTAACACGACACGCCTAAATAATGAAATATTAAAACAACGGTTAAGTTGTATTCCAATTTATATTAAAAATGTAGATGATTTTCCATTAAAAAATTATATGTTAGAAGTAAATGTTGAAAATATTACAGATACCACAATGTATGTAACTACAAAAGATTTTGTTATTAGGGATATTGTTACTGGTAAGCCTCTAAGTGAAGCAAAAACTAGAGAAATATTTCCAGCGAATGATTATACAGGTTATTTTATTGATTTTGCCAGACTTCGACCGAAGATTTCCGATGAAATACCTGGTGAAAAAATTAATCTGACGTGTGAGTTTTCATTGAGTACCGCAAAAGTAGATGGAATGTTTAATGCGGTGTCAACCTGCTCGTATGGGTTTACAATTGATACAGTAGCACAAGATGCGTTACTAGAAAAACTTAAGCAAACCTGGAAAGATGAAGGAAAAACTGAAGAAGAGATAAAGTTTGAGGTTAAAAATTGGAAATTACTTGACGGACTTCGAGTAACTAAAAAGGATAGTTTTGATTATATAATTCAAAGTATTGGTGTTTATACTAATTATGAGCTTGTTGATAAAGCATGTGAAATTCTAATAAAGAAACTGGATGATATTGACACGTTGATTGAGAAAGACGAATTAAAAATTGACAAGGCAATGAATACAATGTCAAACTCATTTGATATTATTCTTGAAAACGAAGACTATACAATTGGAAAAGTTTTGGAATATTTCCTATATACAAAATTTTACGAGACGAAGACATTAACATTCTGTGGATTTAAAAAGATGCATCCTCATGATAATTATAGTATTATACGTGTCGCATATAAGGATGCGACTGATAAATCCACAATTAAAGGGAATTTAAAGGAATGTATTGAGGATTCCAAGCAAGTTTTTGGGAAAATCAAAAAAGAATTCTTGCGCTTTGTTAAAAATTAGGGTTTACCATATTATATCGACACCTGCTATTTAATAACTTTAATAATTTTTTTTATAAAAAAATTGAGTATATTTTACTATATCATATTATAGTAAAATAATTAAAGAGTTAAATAACAAAATGGGCGCTGCTAGCAGTGTTAATTGTAACATGAAAAATAACATTTATATTTCATATTCAGATGATGATGTTAACGCTAGGTTGCTTCATGATGAGCTGATTAATTTGGGTCATAATATGATGAAGTGTTCCTTGACGCCTTGCGAAGGGATTGATGTAGAAATCGATACACTTTCAACCATGTTTGAAAAAGTTATGTCAGAATCATCCCATATAATTATTTGTATATCAGAAAAAACAGTTGTTTCGTTTCGTCAGGCGATAGAAATAAACCACGCACTAAATAGCACCACCAATATCATATATGTCATGACAGACGCTGATTTTACACCTGATAATACATTATATTTAAACGCTGTAGTTAAATATAATAAATGGTTGCCTGTATATGACGACGATACATTAACCGCGGCGTTAGAAGAATTTGATGTATTGTTAGAAAAACCAACATAATAAAATTAACGACAAAACTGTAATCAAATGTGTATTTCAGATTTCAAGTAATCAACGTTTCTCTTTCTCATCTGATAATTCAAACAATACATAAGTAAAGAAGTAGGCAGTTCATTAACATAGTTAATCACGACAGTATTAGTTACAAACAATTTTTTTTCTCGCAATTCATTCATATATTTTTGATGAATGTTAAACATGTGTGTTCTATATTGTTCTGTGAATTCCAATAGAGGCTTTTCTTTTTTGATGTAACAAGAAAAATAATTCGCGAAAAGTGTATTTGTAAAAAGGTGGAGCTGATCTCTGAAATATGAGAAATCCTTTTTATTTTCAGGATAGAACTTTAAAAAGTCTGCTACTTTTCCCCCTTTTCTTAAAGACAAATACTGATATTGTAGTTTAGGTTGATTACCTCTGAGATTTCTAACCTGTTCATATACAGGATTTCTAATTTTTGTTCTATAACCGGTTTTAATATTATAAATTACTACACCAAGGACATCGTAAGATGTATTCATAGAAGCATATTTTTCAATCAAATCCGAATATGTGTTCCATTCGTAAAATTGAGGGAATTTAATATCCGCATTGAACCAATTGAATGTTCTGGCCTCTATCATGTCTACCATATAGACACGAATATTATTAATTTCGCTGTTATCGATAAAATACATTCCAACTAAATATAGTTGAGCCTTGTTAAATGGTACAACTATTCTGTTTTCAGGATGTTGTAATACAAAACTGTAACAATACAATGGGTTAAGTTTCTCTAGTGATAAGTTATTTTCTGTGGCAGCCTCTAAAAACATGGTTCTGAATGTTTTTGTGTTGTTACTTTTATAGAAGCTTGATGATGCGCCAACCGTGTTACGCGTTGCGATTTCCCATCCACCAGAAAGTCCAATTTTATTATCCCAAAATACATTTATCATTGTACCTTCCACAAACTCTTCGGCAATAATATTTTCCGCTTTATCAGGATTCATACGAATAAATGATTCGGTTGAAATTGATTTAGGTGGCGAAAAAGAGACGACTTTATTTTCACTATTAACTATAACCGACCTACATAATCCATATGTAGAAATTAAATCCGCACTTAAAATGTTTTTGTCGTATCTAATTACTTTATATTTTTTATTTTCAGAGGTTTTACATTCAACTTTGTTCAGTTTTAGTATATTTGAATTGTTTTCGTCTTTCATATTTAGTTCATTAAATCCAGGGATTTGAGATAAATTAGCACAAAGAATATTTACGGACATTAATTATAATTATTATAATCTCTTTAAACTATAATTTTAAATTGATTTTTACTTAAGCATAAAAATTTCTATAATAAATATAGAAACAAATGTCATTAAAAATAGAAAGTGAAAAAATAAATAGCGATAACACTATCAACGAAAATGAAACTATCATAGAGTTACAGTTAGGAGACGTTATTAAAATAAATAATGAAAAAAATGACCTTCTTAACGAGCAGACATTTATTATTGACTATATTGATAAAACCCACATGTTTTTAATAAATGTTGAAACACTCGATAGAATAAAACAGAAAATTTCTGACGATGGAACCATAGGTGATGGTGGTATTACCCAAATAGACATTTTAAGCAGAAGTGCCACGTCTAGCTATGCTCGACAACACGACTTGCTGCCTGGTAAATGGGTTAACATATATTTTGGTGGGAATTACCCTATTATTATTATCGGTGAGATAACAAATTTAGAACAAGATATGATTGAAGTTAAAAGTGTTGATGGTGATACACTATATATTAATTTTGATTTTAAGGGTATTCCAGAAGATTTACCAATTGAGAATATCGAAATTAGAGAGAAACCAGAGGAAACAAAGAAAACAAGATTTGAGATTGAAGAAAGAGAAGTTGAAGAAGGAGAGATTGAAGAAGGAGAAGAAGGAGAAGTTAAAGAACTTGATGAAGGAAAGGAAGGAGAAGTTGAATTACCTGAACTAGAAAGAGAGAAACGACTGATAGAAACTAACAAATTACAAATTTCAGTCCCCGTGAAAAATATAAAAGACCAGCTCCGTGAATTTATCATAAGAGCAGACCAAATAAAATTTGGTGATGAAGAACTCGGCGCAATAACACAGTATGTGGATGTATCAGATAAATATCAAAGATATAGTATTGAGAACCAATTAACAGATTTATTAGACGATATTTTAACAACCGTTCCAAACGCACAAAGAACAGAAAAGGTACTCAATAATATACATACTATGATAGAGAGGTTTAAACAATTAAGAGAGACATTCTCATCGTTCGACCAATATGGTAACGTAAATGGATTTGTAGTTAAAGAGTCCTCATATAAACCCCTTTCAAATTATTTTAACAGCTTTAACCACAATTTATACTGGATATTACCTGTTGTTAAAAACATTAAAAAGATATATTTAGACTCATACAATTTTTCCGTAGATAATGACAATGATACTTCTATTGTGGAGGTTACACTTCAAGAAGATTTGGAAAGTATAACAAAAATTATTAATAATTATACGTCAAACACATTGCCTATCGAACAAAACAAATATTCGTTATTAAATGAAGAGTTAAATAAGTATTTTATACCATTTGATTTAATTAATGAAGAAAATACAGACGGCATAATCATTGAAAAAAATGTAGAGGCTAATTTAAATACAGTTATTGATAATTTGGAAGACATGTATTCATCTGTATATTCAAGCAATAATATAAGAAATAGACGTTTTGTTATTCAAAAATATAACTTGGGTTCTTCAAAACTTGACACTGTAGACGCAACTAGCAGTCGTCTTATCACTACAAGAGTTAAAATGACAAATCCTGACACAATGTCAATCAAGTCATTTATAACATTACCTGAACCAACTATTCGATTCTCAAGAATTAATCTTCCAGGCTCATCGTTATTAGATAAAGCTAACTTAAATCAAGTATTTTTGAATTATTGGGAATTCTTAAAAAAGAAAACGACTGTAAATAATGTAATTGTTGAAGATATTAATAACGAACTAACATTTGATGAAAATAACTATGTAAATAATATTAAAAATTATACACTTGGACTATCGAGCGAAGATAAAAAGGGATTAACAACCCAAGAGATTTATTCATCTTTTATTAAATCTATTGTTCCAAGAACTAAAATACTTTTTGACTTGATGAAGAAATATATTACTGGAAAGCTCTCAATAGTCGATGTTGTGGGATATCTAGAACCGTTTTTAATATACACCGATGACTTAACGTATATGCAATATGTTGAAATTAATAATTTTATTAGTTACCAAATATCTGAGTATAATAAAAAATTTGTTGACAGAGCTAGGTCATTCTTCGAAATAGCAAAGACACCAAAGACAGACCTTAATTTTAAAAATGCGTATTCGTTAATTTCTATAATAGAAACAAAAAATAATCTCAGAGATGACATTTTCGAATCTTACGATATTTCAATAACAGGGAATGAATTAAGATATAAATTTGCCGATTATACAAATTCTGAAATATTACGAAAAATGATTTTAAAGGACTATACCAGGCTTTATACATCATGTATCTCTTTAGAAAGTGCTCCTTTGATGTTTCCTAGTGAGTTTTCTGGATTATTTGAAAAAGAAAAGGAAAAGATTAATGGCAAATACGAAGATGAAGCAAAAAATGATAAATGTAAAAAAATGACAATATCAAAGTATTATAAATCTATTGATTCTTTAAATCAAGATAATGATAAGAATATATATTTTGATAAAAAATATGATACAACCAACTATGGTTTGTTAGATAATTACGAGAAGGAAATTATGACGATGAGTCCTGAAAACCTAAAAGTATTTATTATGAATGATTTAAAAAAAAAAGAAAAGCTAGGTGATATAGAAGCAGATTACTTAGCAAACACATTATTAGACGGCCATAAATTAGTTTTACAGGGCGATTATGCTATACTGTATAAAGGAGTACAGCAGAACATTCAAGATGAGAGAGATTATTATGTTCGTAAAGAAAATAAATGGGTTTTAGACAATGATATAGCGGATGATTTAAATACGGACGATTCAAGTATCTTGTGTAATCTGCAGAAAAATTGTATTAATGTATCAGATAAATTTGAGGACAAATGTGAAAGTATTTTGACAGATGAACTTAGTATCAAAAATAAATTTTTGAAAGACGTGATAAGTGAGTTTGACATTAAGTACAAAATGTCGAAGGACGAATTTGAGAAAAAGGTAAAAGAACAATTTGAGTATTTTAAAGATATTATAGGAATATTATCAACTATTGAAAAGTACAACATGCTTAAATACAATAACCAAAAATATAAATTAGGTTATGTAACGGAAGATGACAAGCCTATCAAACCTATTTCACCTTATGCCGGCTTGTTAAATCTTATTTTAGGACAACAAGATTTCATTAAAAAACAAAATGATATAAACAGGTTTGTTGCGCTTTATGCCAGACCTGCTATTACTGATAGATTTGGTCCATTAAATGAGAAGGAAAATATTTTTTGGTTTTACTGTGTTAAGAGTAATGTACCTTTATTGCCAAAGTTTAGATATGACCTTGCCGTATCATTTGTTGTCAACCCAGACGGATATAAAAATTATTTAGATATGTTAAAATCAAATATAGGTAAATTAAGTGATGATGGAGATATGTGGTGTGATGAAAATAGTGGTTGGCCCATTTGTCCAGTTGATTATGATATTGAAGAAGGTTATGAAGAAGGATTCAAAATTTCAACACGTTCTATACTTGAAGTAGATGCGGGAAATGTAATTACGTCTACTGTAACAAGCACCATAAAATATAATACACTTGAAGCTAGAATGATATCAAATATTGTGAATGCTTTATCAGTATCTATGGGCATTAATATTGAAACCCAAAAAGAGTTTATAGTTAATTGTGTGTTGACATCTTTGAGAGATACATTAGAGTCTGAAGAAGACTATAAACAACACGTAAAGCGAAAAGCTGACGAAGGTAAAAAAGTAATGTCATACAAGGATTTTTATAATTCAAGTATCCTTTATTATACGTTTGGTATGTTTTTAATCGCAATACAATCTGCCATACCGTCTATCAAAACAAGAAAAACACATCCTGGATGTGTAAGATCGTTTAATGGTTTTCCATTTGAAGGATCAGGAGATAACAGTAGTCTTACATATTTAACTTGTATCGTTTATGATATTCGTAGTTCGGCCGAGCCATGGAATGTTTTGAAAGGCAAAAAACAAGAGTTTATCTTAACAAGAATTAAGAGTTCAATCAATGACGTATTACTATCCCTTCCAGATGTCAAACGAAAATTTGACGAGAAGACTGAATATTTGCTAACAACCCCTGCGAATGCTATTCCAGAAGAACATGATATTAAAAGGTGGTCACAGTTCTTACCACCACTCGTGCCATTTAAGATAAAACGGTTAGCGAATATATCAGACGAGTTTAAAAAGAGTCTTATGAACGATTTACGCTCTGGTTCTGAAAATCAGAGAGAAAAATTATTAGTTATTGATTCTAAAATAATAACATTTTCTCTCGCAATCCAAGAAAAAATCCAAGAAATTGTTAAAAATAAGAACATGTTGTTACAGAATAGCAATAACGAGCCTTATCTCGAAAATTCGTGTTGCCAGAGTAAAGAAGGCGAAAGCACAATTGAATATTTTATGAAACAAGATGAACTCATAAAGGAGTATAATAATATTGTGAATAGATTAACAAATATATTACAAGATGTGAATAGTTACTCAACTAGTGGTATGTTTTATAGTGATATAAATACAAAAAATAAATATCCCGCTTTAGGTAACGACTTTAGTGAAAAAACTATTTATTTGGCATTTATTTATTTTTGCAAATTTAAGTCATTGGTTCCAATTCCTGAAGACCTGATACCATTATGTAGTGATAAGCCTAATATGTCATTAATATCTATAAACGAACCATTAGATAAGATAGTTCAAAGATTGAAAGACGATGGCAGACATTTTAATAACGAGTCGTTTTTAAGATTGTTACAATTAATCAGTCGTAATAATATTATCGATATAGAACTTAACTCACCATTAGTGTCTTCTATTGCCAAGTTGATAATTACTCTAGAAGAAATTGAAAATGAGAATGATGATGTTATAGAAGGCTCACTTCGAAAACTAATACTAGATGCGGTAGATACATTTGATATAGCTTCAGACAAGATGACAAAAGAAATAAAAAACCTAAATGACTTTTTAATTAGAAATAATGATGACATGAAAAAAGAAATTATTGAGTTTATAGAAAAAAATAAAGGTGCTGATATCACACGAAGTTCAGTTAATAAGATGAAACAAACAATTTCAACACTATCCGATTGGGAACTAGAAAAGTCGAATCGTAACGAAAATATAAAAATATCTGATGATAGACTCTACAATATAATTAATTTCTATAAAACATTTATCGAAAATTTTGTAACCATATTTCCCAATATAATAATGAATAAAGTAGATTATTCTTCAGTTCAGATTCCAAATTATTTAGGACTATCAAATACTCACGCTTTAAAGATTAAAACAAGCATAAAGGAATATTATTCCGAATTGAAACCATTGTATGGTGTTCCTGGCATATATAAAATTCTAACAACAATACAAAAATCTTGTAAAAATATAATAAAATTGTCAAAAGAAACTCCTTCGTTTACAACCATTAAGTATGAGGACCGTATTCTAAAACCAATTTTCGACGAAAGAACAAGTAAATTTTTATTCGAGTATTACTTATTAAGAATACTTATTAATTATATCGAGCTAACAGATGATATTAATATGATAGTAACAGAGACAACGCGCAACACAACAGAACAAGACCTGTTTTCAGTCGAATATTTGGAAGATAGAGAGACAAGAGTCGATTTTGAGATTAGTTCTAAGACGGAAGTTAATACAACAGTTATCAGTGGTAATAAAAAAGGATTACGCCAAACGGTTGCCGAATTATTATTATCATTTATTGGAATAATGGACGGTCAGAAGAGCACAATAGATATTTCTTATGAAAATATTCTTGATAGGATATTTAAATTGAAAGAAAAGGAAAAGGGATTGATTACTGATAGACTAAAAACGTTAACAGATGAAGAGAGGGACGCGGACACAATCTTAAAAGTTAACAAACTAGGTGTTTGGAGTAAAGGATTACAGAAAAGTCTCAGAACATATGCGAAGGAAGCATTTGATGAGGAAAGAGAATTTAGAGACGAAATGGATAAAATAGAGAAAAATGTTAGGAATAAAAATAAAAACACAAATGATGACAATATAGATGTCCTTGTCGAAGATGAAATCGAACAAATGGATAGAGACGACGATATAGAACGCGAAGAATATGATATGACCGCATTTAATGATGATTATGACGATGGTAACTTTGAAGGCGAGGAGGTAGAAAATCAAGAAGATTACAATTAAACTGTGATATTAGACAATAAAATCAAAATCATAGAATTTGCTATTTGTGTGCTGAAATTTTATTTTAGAAATTTAAAATAAAATTTAGCTTTTATGTTAGTTTTTTTAGAGAATGATATATATAAGATGAACGTAAACTATATAAGAGAAAATGCGACTCTTGTTTCAATAATTATATTTTTATTTATATTTGGACTAATTCAAATGTCAAAACCATTATTTTTGTATAATAAAAATGGAAGTATAAGGGAATTTGGTATTGGTTACAGAAATAAAACAATTTTACCTATATGGTTATTGGCAATAGTTTTAGGAATATTAAGTTACCTTGTTGTTATATTTTATGTCACAAACCACAAATTGTTTTTAATCTAGATATTTTTCTTCGATTTCGCAATAATTAACATAAGTCTTATCATCACATTCCCCAAACATTTCGTTTTGTTTCTTTTGAGCTTGATTCCTATTATTTATTTTTATAGATAGGTCTTTTTGGGTTTTATTTTTATTTTTATTTTTATTAAATGGTTCTTTGATTCTTTCTGGTTTTTTAAATGCTGGTTCAGTCTTGTCCTCTTGTTTTATTGGCGGAGTCACAGAAAACAAATTTTTGGTTAACTCGTTATCTGCCTCTTCCATAAGTTTTCTCTCCTCAAGAATTTTATGTTGTTGAGAATTTAAAGGTTTATTCATAATTTCGCAAGCTTCCAAGCCTTCCCAGCCTTCCCAGCTATCTAACACATTTATTGACATTATATTATTATACATCATAATATAATATTAAATCTAAATTATTTATTAAACAACTACTAATTAACTTGTTAGTGTATATTGTGTACTTGTAGCTAAAGTCTTTTTTTGTTGTGCTGTTTCTTCTTTATCTAAAAATTCCTGATAGTTCTTTTCCATTGTCGCAGCATTAGTCACACACCCTCGTGTTGTCATCTTTAATTGAATTATAGATGTTATTAAAATACCTGTATACATAAACCACATAGACTCACCTACATTATCACGCGTTACTACTAAATCAAATAATTGGTTTCTAATATCAGCGGTTTCAATACTATCTGTTTGATATTTTGTTTTCATTAATGGCTTTAAAATGTCCCAATAATTATTAAAATTAGAAGGCACGATTTGATTTATTAAAATAGAATTGTTACCACATATCTTAATAATTGCGTCTGCTGCTTGCTGCATTCCTAATTTCTGTTCTTCTGTAGAAACATTATCGCTGTTCATTTTTGTTTGAATATCTTTGTCAATTAGTAATTCAGTCAATACTTTATTCGCGGAACTTGATATATAAAAATACCCTACTACATCAGAGAAAGCACTTTTGAATCCTGGGTAAAGAGTTAATACTACTATTAGTACGCCAAAAATTAATGACCATGGAAAGAATGTAAGAAGTCCAGCAGCACCAATATTGTCCGTCACATTTCCGCCACATTTTGACGTTATTATTGAGGTATTTATCATAAACTGTAATACCATAACAAGCAATAAATAAATACCTAAATACGTATAAGTACTACTTGTATATGTTTTATATTTGTTTGCGTCGATAAGTGTATCATATGATAAGGATGGCTTTATTGCCAAATAATAAAATAATGTCGTACACAAAAATGTTATAATATTTAAATAGGAACTAGACATATAAATAATGTGTATAATTTAATTTATAATTTTAACAATAATTATTATGGACTTTCACGACCTTACTAAACCAGTTCTAACAGAACCTGGTGTAAAATATTTTTTAAATGAAACTTTAAAGCAGTGTCATGTGGTAAGAAACAACTTTCACAATACAGTCTTTAATATAGGAATGTTTATAGGATTCTTAATTATTTTAGGATTAATACTTTTATATAAATACAAAGGTAGACTTACAAATGAGGAAAAACATAAAAAGAATGAGGAAAAACAAAAATATATTTTATCAAAAATAAAGCATTTACAAGAGGCTAAAAAAATAGCACAACAGGAATTAATTACTGGATTACCAAGATGGGAAAATGAGTATGATTCAATAAATAACAAAACAAATTACTGAAATATTTTAATAAAATAATACACTATAATTATATAATATGTCAGAACCCGAAGTAGTATTTGATAATATTAACGAATTTTATAAATTAAAAAACAAATACGAGAATGTTAATCATAAAAATAAAACAAAGATAATAAACAATCCAACCCTCAGTTGGAAAGAGAGACAAACAGAATTCAAAAAAATAAAGCCAAAGTGTATAAATTGTAAAAGACCAGGAGGGACGGCTTTTATAACAAAACTTAATAAAGATAGTGGGTTTAGAGAACTCCGCTCATTTTGTATGGCTAGAGAACGGTGTAACTTAAACATAGTGATTCAACTAGGGAGTATAGAACTTATACCTGCTTCAATCGTAGAAATAGAAGATAGCATACGTGAAAGCAAAGAACGTATAATAGATAGCAAAAACCAACTGCTATTTAATTATATTTTGCCAGAAAAAGCACTTACTATTTTTGAGGATGAGAAAGTTCAAATCAGCGAATGGACCAATCTTTTAGAAACGTATCTAGAAAGTTATATTTTATTAACAGATAATGAGGAAACAAAACTTAAATTAAACGAATCAATTGAGAGGTCTTACGAATTTATTCAACAAATTAAAGACTCTATTAAACAGTTTAAAACAACAAATGACGTTCAATTTGTAAAAGACGCTGTTAATATTTATATCACAAATTTAAAACCAATACTTGATGAAGTACAAAAATTAAAATATAGAGAAAATATGGTTTGGTATGATGGAGATAATAACACATACCATTTAATTCAACAAAAATGTACTATTAAATCTTTGGAATCAGGAGAAGATAACACAAAAACAATTGAATTCAATGTGGGATTTTCTGGTGTTGAAAAAGGAAGACTTGAAAATATACCAACTGTATCTACTACAACAGAACTGTCTCTGGATATCATAGGAAAACCTACATTTGGAGAAAACAACACTGTTAAATGGTCTGTTCCTGATTACCAAAAAATATGGGACAATTTAACTCCAAAAATGAAGAACGCTTTATTGACGGACAAAGAATGGCTACAAGAATTTATGGATAGCTGTACCAGTCTAAGAATCCTTCAAAAACCGTGTGTATTTTTGACACCTAGTAATTTAATATTACCCCCACAAATTTCCCATGTAGAAAAAGACGGGAAAGAAAAAGAAGAATATGACTTTGGTAATAAAGCATATAATGATTTATTTAATGGGTTTAATCCTTCATATCAGAGCACTTTATTATCACTGTACTCTAAGAAAGATGGTATTAAGAACTATAAAATGTTGGAAGATACTTTAAATAATCTTTTAGAAAAAGAGTTGGGTTTTAGCAAAGGATACATTACATTTAGAAAATAGTATAAATTAAATATAAATTAAATATATATATATGATATTAAATTATATTTCAATACCGGTTTTTTTAATAAGTTTCGCAATTGGACTATTTTTTATATATGTATTAGGACCTGAAATAAAAACTATCTTTATTTATCCTAGTCCAGAAAATGTGGATAAAGTACTGTTTAAAGACAAAGCGGATAATTGCTTTTATTTTGACCAGGTTGAAGTTAAGTGCCCGAATAACGACTCGTTGATTTCCGCGATACCGATACAAACATAAAGTATTTAAAACTTAATAAATATATCTTTAAAAAAGAAACTACTTTTAATATATATACAATGCCATTAAATCTTGGAAAATTTGTCCATACCCAAACAGGAAAATATATTATGTCTACTTTATTGGGGTTGGGATTAGCTTCTTTATTTAGAACTGTTTGTAAAGGAAAAGATTGTATTGTTTTTCATGCCCCGCCTTTAGACCAATTTAAAGATAAAATATATAAACGTGGAGAGAAATGTTATAAATTTAATCCAGTTGCGACAAAATGTAGGACAAACTCGAAAACAATTGATTTTGAATAAATGTTTGCGTAATTATTATAATCAATCATTCTTTATAATAATTATGAATGATTCAACAAGCATTTTAGATTTACCAACCGACCCCGTGGGGGGAGGCAACATGGGAGGAGGCGTTTCTTTAAGTGCCACTGAAAATGTAGTGATAAAAGCACAATCTTCCCCAGGACCGGCACCTAATTTTAGTTTGGACCAGACGACAATTAATCAAATTGTTAATGGACTACAACAAGCAACCATTACTGGTTCTACGCAATTACCGTCGCGGGATATTCCAATGACATCTACTAATATCACGCATGACCCACAAGTTCAACCTAATTATATACCAATGCATGAACGCCAAATGGATTATATTAAAAACTACGAAGATAATTCTAATATCGTGGATAGTTACAACAAACACGAACAATATAGTAATTCTATCGATGATATGTACGATGAAATTCAAACACCATTGTTAATGGCAGTGCTTTATTTTCTGTTTCAACTACCATTCTTCAAAAAATTTTTATTTGGTTACTTTCCAGCACTTTTTTCAAAAGATGGTAATCTGAATCTGTATGGTTTTGTATTTAATAGTATTTTATTCGGACTATTATTTTATATATTGAATAAATTTACCCAACATTTTAATAAATTTTGATGATTTAACAACTCATATTGTTATTAAACTATTTGATAAAATAAAACCACTTAAAACTTTTATATTATTTTATCTAATGAAAACATTTTTTGACATTTTACAACATAGCTACATTGATTCTGTCAAAATGACCATATTTAATACCTTCAAAACAGGCGATTCTGCGTTAGATTCTTTTATAACCGCGATAATTATCGCTTTAATCGGTTATATTGTTAATTATTTTCAACAATATCAAAATAATATAAATATTTTTAAATTTATAAAACGTGCGTTTACATTTTGCTTATATAAAAAAAATGTCATCGTTTTAGAAGGCAAAAACTGTTCCTCTGGTTTTGTTGGGGCGTGTTATAGTTCATCCGCATATAGCGATAGATTTAAAGCTATCTGGGATTATATTGAAAATAATATTGAATCAAATAAAACAATACATAAGATTAAAGAATATCACACTAATTTTAATTTAAATTCTGCAAAGGTTACAAATAGTGATATATATATGGTATCACAGAATGAACGTTTCTTGATTGATAAGGATATATTTGTTATAACCGAATTTGAAAAAGAAGACAACACTGATAAAAACGATAGAACAAAAACTTCTATCGATAAGATAACAATAAAACTATATTCATATACATATTCTATGTTAGAATTAAAGATATTTATTGATAACATTACCACGAAATATTTACAATCTATAAAAACAACACGTTTAAATAAAAGATTTATATATACGTTAACTGATTGTAAACACGATGAGGAGGATTCTAATACTATATATAATTGTTGGCAAGAAAGTGTCTTTGAATCTGCTAGAACATTTGATAACATATTTTTCGATGGAAAGGCAGAAATAATTAAAAGAATTTATAGTTTTGTAAATAATAAAAATTGGTATTATGAGAAGGGAATACCTTATACATTAGGAATTGGATTACACGGACCGCCTGGAACAGGTAAAACATCATTTATAAAAGCACTCGCGAAAACACTAGATAGACATGTTGTAGTAATTCCTTTCAAATTAATTAAAACTAAAAAACAATTAGATAAATTCTTTTTTGAAAATACGTACAGTAGAGATAACGAAAAAAATAGCATAACATTTGATAAAAAAATTATTGTTTTTGAAGATATAGATTGTATTGGAGATATAGTATTAGATAGAAGTAAAAAAATGTCTGTTAACAAATATTTACAAGGAAAAACGGAAAAAGATGAGGTTAAGTTAGGAGATGTTTTACAAAGTATTGTAGATATGAATGATAATAGTTCATGTGTAAAATCACCGACAACTACTGTTGCTTCATATAAAGACGAACCAATAACATTGGATGATATATTAAATTTATGGGATGGAATTAGAGAAACGCCTGGAAGGATAATTGTGATATCTTCAAATCATTATGATAAATTAGACGATGCTTTAATAAGACCTGGTAGAATTGACATTTCTCACGAATTGAGTAATAGTAGCCACGATACCATAGCTAAATTATATTCGCATTTATACGGGGTTGAAATTAATAAAACTATGTTAAAAAAAATTAAACCGTACTTTTATTCTCCTGCTGAAATAGTAAACTTATATGTAGGCAATAAAGATGACGAACAAGCGTTCTTAAAAAGATTAATACAAAATAAAAAAAGTTATAAATAAAAAGTAAATTCTTTGATAAATATATTTCGTTGTAAATTCAAATAGTAAATAATATTTTATACTAATTAAATGATAAATGAATATGTTAATAAATTAATAGAAAATTTACCAGATGAATTTAAAAACGCAGACACTCCATTAAAGTTAGATTTGATATTAGATGGAGGAGTGTTTAATGGTAGTTATCTTGTAGGGGCTTTATATTTTTTAAAGGAAATGGAACGAAGAGGTTATGTTAAAATAGAAAGAATATCTGGATGTAGCGTAGGTTCAATAGCAGCATTTTTATATTTTATTGATGGGTTAGATTTTATGTCGACCTTATATAGCTCTATTCTTAAAGAGTTTAAAAAAAATTATAATTTAAGTTATATTAAGAAACTAAAAACTTATTTAGGTGATAATATACCGGTTGATGTTTGTGATAAAGTCAAGAATAAATTATATATAACATACAATAACATCAAAAAAAGGACAAAGCCTGTGAAATGCACTTATAAAAATGTAGACGACATTATTAACACAATTGTTAGATCGTCGTATATTCCATATTTAATTGATGGGCAGATTTTACACGAAAATAAGTGTATTGACGGATTTACACCGTATATTTTCAATAAAGAACCACATAAAAAAATATTATATTTAGACCTATTTGGATATGATAAAATAGGTAATCTATTAAATGTTAAAAATGAAAAAACAAATTTTCATCGTGTTCTCTCTGGACTACTAGACATTCACAGTTTTTATATTAAACAATCAAATACCCAAATGTGTAGTTATGTGAATGATTGGTCTATTACAAATATTACATTTAATTATATAAAATTACTATTTGAGAGGATATGTATTTATATTACATATTTTTTAATATATATAAAAACCCATATATCGAAGGACGTTGAGAATTCAATATTTTATAAAATATTTTCAAAAATAATTAAGGATGTATTTGTGATAATGATAGAGACGTATTGTTTGTAATTTAAGTTCAAACTTGGTTTCTAAAATGTTTAATTATTAATATGGACCAATTAGAAAACTCATCTGTTGATTTTGACGTGTCATCCTTTTCTTTTCCAGATTCTTTACAGAATGTAGATTACACATTTTTTAGTTGCGTCGCAATTGCTATATTATCGTTGATATTATTGCTATTGTTAGCATATCTATTTTTTTATAATAATTATTACAATAAAGAATGTGTAGAAGATAATATTGTTAATAGTAATGATGATATTAACGATATTCAATGTCAAGAAGAATCAAAAGAATCAAAAGAATCAAAAGAATCAAAAGAATCAAAAGAATCAGAAGAATGCTAGTAACGTGATTATTTAATAAAGGCTCTTTTTATTTTTTCTTGTTTTTCTACCATAAATGTCTAGTGGCTTAACCTTGGGCTTTCCCTTTGTTTTTGTTTTTCCCTTTGGTTTAGCTTCTCTTCTATTGGCGTCTTCTTTTGCCTTATCTGGTTTATAATTTAAGAACCATTCATCAATCTCTTTTTTGTTATTAGATTCTTTTAACTCTTTATATTTTTTGGCCTTTTCAGCTCTCATTTCTTCGACAGATTCTTGATGACCATAACAGGTGACACTAAATCTTCTAAGTAATCCTTTTTGTTCTAATCTATTTTTTTGTTGAACTTCAAATAATAATTTAGACATACATAGGATTCTATCAGAAAATGCGTTATAGTATGGCCTGTCTGAATATAAAAACGCCAAATAGAAACTCAACATGGTATCAATTGTAGCGACCCTTACTTTTTGTCCGTGAATATTTATAACGTTATAACTATGACACGCGATTGGTTTATAAATAAAAGCTATGGTATCGCCCCCGATTTTAATCTCGTAGTGAATTGGTATAATTTCACCAACATTTGCTCTTTTTACTATTTTTATATCTTTGACTCCAATGTCTTTTAGACGCTCTTTAACGATATCCGCTGTAGTTTCTGGGTCGTTCGATAAAACATCAAAATCTGCTATTTTTTGTAATTTAATTTGTAATTTTTTTGGCATATATTGAGAATAAAGTGTATTTGCGAACCCTCCAAAAAATACAACTCCTTGATTTATCAACGTATTTTTTACATTTTCATAAATTTTGTCCTCGTCCTGTTTATTTGACATTTCTCTCTGAAAGCTCACACTGTTACAATTTATATCTGTAACTGGATAGTTTTTATTGAGAACTGTTAATCTTTTTAAGACCTTTTCCCATCTGCTTACATCTCCCGCAGGTCTTGATAACTCTAAATACATTGACATTCTCAAAAAGTTCGGCGGCGCATACAAAATACCACCAACTCTGATAGCATCTTTTTTCAAAGTAGAATATATCTCATTTGGTGTTTGAGTAATATCCGCAACAGGTATATAATTTACAAAAACCTTATATGTGCCATGGTGTTGTCCTGATTTTGCTTCGACATCAGTGAACCCTTTTTTGTAATAAATATTTGCCAATTCTTTTGCGTCTTCAAGCGCATTTGTTGTGAAAAAATCGTAATCTGGTATTTCAACATCTTTGTTATAAAATTGGTCTTCTTGTGGTAATATATTGTTAATTGCTGTCCCGCCATAACATATCAAGCTCTTTTTCTTTAAAAAGTCCTCCACAATACTAATTATGTGTTTGACATCATCAGAAGTAACAATACGCTTTCCTATTTTTGTTTCTGCCTTATCTACAGCCATACGCAAGATTACAAGTTCGCAGTCGCTAAATTTTAATCCACTACATACATTTTTTTGCTTCATTGTTCTTATATAATAATTAGATTATAACTAAATATTATATAGATATTATACGTGGTGTTATCAAAATAATTTCAGGTCACAACGTTAAACATCAAAACTGTAATAGTCGGTGCTTACGTTGCGAGTAGCATACGAGTATTCTGGTTTTTGAGGTGTTGGGTCTGGAATTGTAACCTGTTGGTATCTTAAACGTTCTGGTTTTAAACAGAACGCATAATTACATCTATCAAAAAACAATGCGTTTTCAACCAAAAAATTATCTACAAATTGGTACCTCATCGCGACCATTTGACAACCAGTCTCTCTGCATAAAAACCCGCTTGGGTTAACCGGGTTTGTTCCTACATCTGGCAACACAATTGTCATACCTCTTTTATTAAAGTCCGTAAGTTCATTTATGTCTGGATTATTTTTAACATCATAAAAATTAGATGCTCTCATAAAAATAGAATTACTTGTTAAATTAACATACTCTAAGAAATCTTTGTTTTCAAGGTACGAATTGTTAATTCTATCAACGATTAATATAATTTTATTTTGAAAAGATAAAATAGGTTGACCTCCTAAATTTTTGCCATAACTTTCATAACTGTAATCTTTTCCAAGCATTTCAGTATCGTATGATTTAAATATGGCCGCAAGATTTGTATACATTTCTTGGTTATTACTCTTTATTCGTAAATGTAATATTATAGGGTCTGTGGGGTTTGGGCAAGAACCACCTGTAAAAGCATAGTTTTTAATTGTACTCATTACATCTGAAAAACTAACAGTATTAAATGTTTCCTTAACATAATAGTCATCCGTTGTGCTAGTTGCGACTACGGGATTGTTATCTATTGAGTATATTTCAAAATCAAGACCTCGTACACCCTGTTTAAGAATGGCTTTTAAATTACATATATCGACAAAATCATTTTTATATGAGCCTCCAGAACAAGCATTATATGCGGTTTTTATGTAATAATCATATAAATTATATTTACAATCTGGGTCATTTGAGGATAGCGAACGAATGTTTCCATCTAGAGATGGATATAATGTATTCATATAGTCACACTCCGAATTTTCTAATCTGCGAATATAAATTATATATGCTACTATAATTATCAATATAACAAAAATGAAAGCCATAATAATATATGACACAAAATCTTCTTTCATATTTGTTATAGAACTTAAATAATCATTTGAATTGGTTGACATATCTAATATATTATTATAGTATTTTTTATTTATAAAAACAAATTAAGATAATAGAAAATAAATAATACAGAATTGTTACATATTATTTAATTATATAATGAAAAATAAAGAATTAAAAAATAATGATATTATATACTAAATATGGCTGGTGGTTTAATGCAGTTAGTGACTGAAGGTCAACAAAATGTTATATTAAATGGTAATCCGGAGAAGACATTTTGGAAGGCAACTTACTTAAAATACACGAATTTTGGTAAACAAAATTTTAGACTCGATTTTGACGGAACACCAACACTTAGTTTAACAACTAGCTCCACATTCACGTTTAAAGTAAAAAGATATGCTGACCTCTTAATGGATTGTTATGTATCTATGGCGTTACCTAATATTTGGAGTCCAATTTACCCTCCACAAGCTATTGTAAATCCGGATGGAACACCTGGTTACACGGAATGGGCTCCATATGAATTCAAATGGATAGACAATATCGGCGCTCTAATGATTGACCGAATTACTATTACGTGCGGAAATCAAAAATTACAAGAATATTCAGGACGATATTTGTTATCTTCTGTTCAAAGAGATTTTAGTGAAGAGAAAAAAAAATTGTTTGATGAAATGACTGGAAATATTCCTGAATTAAATGACCCCGCGAACGCAGGCAGTCGTGTAAACTCCTATCCAAATGCGTTTTATGCCGGTTTGCCGGCAGGTAATGGACCCAATCCTGCTGGAGCTCAACCGTCAATTTCCGGTAGAGTTTTATATATTCCACTTGGAGCGTGGTTTAACTTGAAAACTCAAAATGCTTTCCCTCTTGTATCGTTACAATATAATGAACTGCAAATAAGCATTACATTTAGGCCAATTAACGAACTGTTTAGAATTCGTGATGTTATTGATTATACGAACAATTATCCATATGTCGCGCCAAATTTTAATCAATTTTATATGCAATTTTATAGATTCTTACAGACGCCGCCTGATGAAAAACTCGGACCCCTATCATATATAGATACAAGAACAATTTGGAACGCAGATATAAATTTAAATTGTACTTATTGTTTTCTCTCTAATGAGGAATCAAGGTTGTTTGCTAAAAACGAACAAAAGTATTTATTCAAGCAAGTTTATGAGAATGTGTATTACAATGTTACTGGTCAAAATAAAGTTAAATTAGATTCAATAGGTATGGTTATAAGCTGGATGTTTTATTTTCAACGAAGTGATGTCAATTTAAGAAACGAATGGTCTAATTATACAAATTGGCCTTATAATTATATGCCTGCTGATGCTTATCCAGCGCCTGTTGCTGGTGATTATCCTAATCCAGATAGCGGTAGTGTGATACCAGGCCCGTTAATCGGACCTGGGGTTAATCCCAACGGCACATTATCTGGCCTAATGATTACAGGAGTATATAACCCACAAAACATAAAGGATATATTAGTTGCACTTGGAATTCTTCTGGACGGACAATATCGAGAGAATACGTTGCCGGCGGGTGTTTTTAGTTTCATTGAGAAATACACACGAACCGCAGGTAACGCTCCACCAGGGTTATTATGTTATAATTTTTGTCTAGACACATCTCCTTATCTACTACAACCATCTGGCGCAATGAACATGAGTAGATTTACGAACGTTGAATTTGAATTTACAACAATTTCACCTCCGTTTGACCCATATGCGCAAGTATTGACTATTTGTGACCCTAACAGCGGTGATATAATTGGTATTAACAAACCAACTTGGCGCGTATTCGATTATAATTTTGACTTATATGTAATGGAAGAGAGAGTTAATATGGTAACATTTATTGGAGGTAACGCAGGACTGATGTATGCTACATAAAATTTATATTTGTAATCAATAAATATAAATAAAAAATTATAGTATAATATTATATACATGACGGATATATCAAAATCGGTCAAAACAAAAAAACGAAATATTATACGTATAATTAATAAATCAAACCCGGTCAAAACAAAAAAACGAAAAATTACTTATAGCATAAAACAGTCATTTATTAATAAATTATTAAAGGAATGGAAGGAACAAACAAATGGATTTGTGTATAGGGATCAAGTGGGCTCGTATAAAAATGATTATTATTTAACATTCTTTAAAAAAGGTGGATATAATAATCATATCCACTTAATACTAAAAAATTTTAATGATAATCACAATACACACAATATTTTGTATATGCTTAAATATTTTAATAAAGATACCAATGAAATTATACATTCATCCGACTATAAAATACAGATTTATTCAAATCCACAAACAGTAGTTAAAAATATGATCCACCGATATAAAAAATTTGTTGAATATCAACAAACAGTCAAAATATAGTAAGCACTACAGAATGAAGGAAAAACCCGTTTTTTAGGTCCAAAAAAGTTCCCTTCATGTGTAGTGATGATTATTTTTTAAAAATCTAAGATATATTTACAATTTTCAAAAATGGACATTAAAAATGTCCAAAAATGAAATCCCGAAAAAAGTCTTTGAAAAAAAAAATCAATATTTCCGTGTGACTGAAAAAAAAATTAAGGTAAGGAGAAAAAATAAAATTTTTTAATTTGTGACTGTAATTTTTTTTTTATAAAATGATTTTTTTAAAAAAGAATTTAAGGCATTTTTCTTGTATCCTAATATAGATATGGAGGATACAAAAAAAATGCCTGAAAATGCCAAAAAATTTAATTGCGAAGTCTGCGCCTTTACATGCTGTAAAAAATCGAATTATGTCGCTCATGTAGGCACATCAAAACACCAAAATAGCTTGAAAAGATACAAAATGATACAAAATGATACAAAAAAAATGCCAAAAAATGCCGAAGATGTGTACCCTTGTGAATGTGGTAAGATTTATAAATATCATTCTGGATTATGGAGACATCAGAGCCAAAACAAGTGTTTTACCTCGAATACTAATACAAACAATGAGCCAAACAACGAGTCTGATTCAAATGTTCTTGCAAATCTAGTTTTAGAGGTCGTAAAGCAAAATAAGGATTTAACATCGCAAAATCAAGACCTAACAAATAAATTATTTGAAATTTGTAAAAACGGAACAAATAACACACTGATTAATAATAACAATTCGCACAACAAAACATTTAATCTTAATGTTTTTCTTAACGAAAAATGTAAAGATGCCATGAATATTATGGAGTTTGTTGAATCAGTAAAAATTCAATTTGCGGATTTAGAAAGTGTAGGCAAACTGGGTTTTGTTGAGGGCATATCAAGCATCATTGTTAAAAATTTAAAAGCAATGGATATTCACAAAAGACCCGTTCATTGTAGTGACTCGAAGAGAGAAGTGATGTATATTAAAGATGAGGATAAATGGGAAAAGGAAAACGAGGACAAAAACAAATTAAGAAAAGCGATAAAACATATTGCCCAAAAAAATAGCAAGATGATTCCAGAATTTAAATCAAAATACCCAGATTGTATTTATAGTGATTCCGTAAAATCAGACCAATATAATAAATTAGTTATAGAGGCGATGGGCGGAAAAGGCGATAATGATTCCGAGAAAGAGAATAAAATTATCAAAAAGTTAGCCAAAGAATTATTAATCGACAAATAATTATGGTAATCTACTTCAAAAATGAATTAGACGGTAGTGGACCATTTTCAACAAAATCACCCGTTAAGCTGTATCTCTCTGGATAAGATGGCATATACTTTAACCCAGATGGAGTGTATCTTTGTTTGAACATATTATTTTCTTCTTTAAATTTAGCCATCCATATATTCTCACCAAAGTTAGGAGATACAGGTTTCGAAAATTTCTTTCGGGAAAACGTAGTTGCTCTTGTACCAATATCTGTTGTTAATGTAGAATATGTAGGTGTGGTACCAACTGTCAATTTACCAGCATCGTCATCTCCTGGAATACATTCACTACTATCAGATGAAGTAGGTTCATATGGCTGACAACCAGGGCAGTCTATATCGGCTAAACATTGTTGGCCTGTAATAGCACATCTTCCTGTAGGAGAACAAAAGTTTTTACAGCTGGTAGTTGTATTCAATGGTAAACTAACTGTATGGCTTATTTTGCTATTGTTTCCCGGATTCATTTGCTGAAAACTTTCATCAATATACTTGTTTTTAACCAAGAAATCAATAGATTTAAGTATAACAACAATTAATATAAAGCTGATGCCTGCTAAAAATAAAATTTTGAGTTGTTTTTTTGATAAAGTCATATAGTATTATATGATATTTTATTTCAAACGAAAGCAAGATTTTTGATTTAGAACAAACTACATAAAACTAAATTAAACTACAAATTATTTCATCTAGAAAAATAAAATACAAATAATTTTATATCATTTTAATATAAGTAATGTCTTCCAGCGATACTCAATCAATCGACGATAAAAAAAATTCAACAAGTACTGAAACTAGTGATATGACAAAAAATGTAGGAAAATTTTTTATTTCTGTTTTAGCAGTAACCGCATTTATAATAATCCATTTTTTTATAGGTTCTCTAGTGTTATATAGTTGTAAAGTAGGACAGTCAAACATACTTCCAACAGATGAAAATTGTTTTCCGTATACAGATAACATTCCAAATATAGAAAGTATTAAATCAAATATTTTTACAACAATGTTTACAGACCCACAATTATCATTAAAAATACAGTTTCCTTATGAGAAATCAAACTCTAAAAACATGTTTTTAGATATATTGCGCAATTATAAACATGAGCCACAATCCTATTTTTTATTAAACTACTTTATTTCGATAATTGAAGCATTGATGGCTCTAAATTTTAGTTTCTCAAATGCGGTGTTGAACGGTTTTAACATGTTGCCAGAGCCATTAATCATACTTCTTGGTCCAATAGTAATTCCTGCTATAGCTACATTTATTATCATTTTAAACACATTTTATGGAATGTATTTGTGGTTTGCTAAAATGTCATGGTTCTTTAAGAAAAATGTAAATGAAATTAAGGGTCATAGACCAGTATGGGAAGACGTGTCATTGGCAGAACCATTTAATTATTTTTGTGCTTTCTGGTTGGTGATATTATTTTGTATTTTATTTTTTGTGGTCGGTATAGCAAGTTCACCTGTTTTACCCTTGATAGCGATGGGTTGGTGTATAATAACATGTATAGGTTACAAGTGTGTCATGAATGATAAAAACATGACAATATTAGGTATATTAAGTGACGCATTAAAATATTATAAGGTACCTTTAATGACGATTATTAGCGTGTTTGTTATAATGAGTGCTTTTGCGACATTAGGTCCTATTCCTGGTCTGTTTTCGATATTAGTTCTTGCGTTGATTCATTGGGGTATTATATCAATTGATATTTTTAAACCAATAAAGGAGGAAAATTTGAGCTCGTTAGTCAGCAATCAACAAGCAAAGAAAAAATGTGAAGCGCCAGATAGTTCGAATTCAAAAACTAAAAAGCATGGGTTTATATACAATTTTATAAATATGTTTTTTCCGTTACAATCGCAATCTGGCGGGAAAAAATTTGTGCAAGAATTAAAAAGTATCGGTAAAAAATTAAAGGGATAAATATTAATAATTTTATAATTTAAATTATTAATGTAAAATAATATATAAAAACCTCGATACAATATTATTATGTCTCAAAAAAAGATTAAAGCCAGAAACAAAGAGTTTCCGTTTGTAAGTATTTGTACGCCAACGTTTAATAGACGTCCATTTTTTCCATATATAATAAAATGTTTTGAAAACCAGACATATCCAAAGGATAGACTGGAATGGATTATTATTGACGATGGAACTGATAAAATAGAAGATATTGTGTCTCTTGTGCCCCAAGTTAAATATTTTAAGTTTGATGAAAAGATGTCTCTTGGTAAAAAAAGAAATATTTCACACGATAAATCAAAAGGAGAAATTATAGTTTATATGGATGATGACGATTATTATCCTCCTGACAGAGTTAGTCACGCAGTTGAGACGTTAAAAAAAAATCCCTCTGCGTTGTGCGCTGGTTCAAGTGAAATGTATATATATTTCAAACATATTCATAAAATGTATCAATTTGGACCATATGGACCAAATCACGCAACAGCAGCTACATTTGCTTTCAGAAAAGAATTATTAAAACAAACAAAGTACGAGGAAAACGCTGCCGTTGCCGAAGAGAAACATTTTTTGAAAGGATATACAATTCCATTCGTTCAATTAGACCCAATGAAAAGCATTTTGGTTTTTTCACATACACATAATTCATTTGATAAAAAAGAACTACTAAATAGTCTACCAAACCCTACTATAAAAGAGTCCACTAAACTACCAAGTGATTTTGTGAAGGACACAAATATCCTATCTTTTTTTATGGAAGGAATCGATAAAGCATTGGAAACATACGAGATTGGCAGCCCTGAACATAAACCTGATGTAATTAAACAATTAGCTGAAATAAAGATAACGAGAGAGAAACTAATGCAGGAACACATGAGAAAACAAAAAGAGTTAGAATTAAACCCGGTAATACAAGCAGCTCAACAGAAATTAAATGAAATGGGGGGTGTTATTCAAGGACTAACAAATGAGAATAATCAGCTAAAAGATAAAGTTAAATATCTAGAGGAAAAGATGAGACAACTAATAACAGAACAAATACAAGAGCGTCTTAAAATGACAAATTCAAATTCTAATAATAATATAAAATAAATGTATTTAAAAAGTATGTATAATAATACAGTATAATAACCAGAAAATAATGGAATATGAGATATATAACCCCAATGAGGCGAACGATTACAACGACAATTCTATTGGAGGAAAGGTTGCTGCCTATAAGGAAATAGACCTGGTGAGAAGTTCTGATGTTGGATACAATAAAATTTATAGACACGTACATCGCGAAAGTGATGATAAACTTATAAAGAAGAAGATTGAGTTTTATACCTCAGGGGTGGTAGGTTCTAATATTAGAGACGCAGAGTCAGGAGAGTATTATAAATTTTTGGTTGGTTCAAAAGATGAAGACTTGTTTTTTAAAGTATCATTTGCGACCGGCGATTGTAAAAGCAAAAACAAATCGCACACATTGTTTTACAGTTCTCCTTCACAGTATTCTTCACATATGTATACTGATATGACTGATACAATTATCACAAATTGGGAAAATAAACGAGATGGATATTTGGATAAAGAATCAAACTCAAAAAAAAGAAGAGAGTTGTTTTTCTAAAATTCTAGAGCATAGTTTATAAATATTAAATATTATAGTTATATTTAATATTTTTAGTTGATAGTCGTTATTATGGATGGTGTACATTTTATATACCAAAATACATTTATTATAGCCATTATTTCAAATACTTATTATTCTTCATAGTTTTCCTCCTCGTCCTCGATCTCAATTTCTTTATCAGCCGTTCCTGGTGCGTTTTCTTTATTATACTTTTCTAAATATCTGTATATTCTATTAATATCTAGTTTAGTTATCTCGTAATTTTCAAAAATACCCAATATGTGAGTATCCTCATATTTATTTTTTAAGTCAATAAAAAATCCGAATAGATCTTTTTTATCCATTCCAAGTTTTTGACACAACTTTTGGATAAATAAAGTATTATTATATTCAGTTGAGTATTTTGTTAAAACCTTTGTAAATCTAACTTCTGCTGGATTGAAATTTTGTTTTTTATTAAAAGATTCATGATAATTTTTATTATTCTTAAATGTCTTAATAAGTGAGCTCATTTCATTAAACTGCCAAATTTGTTTTTGAAATGTTATTCTGTCGATGTAATCCGCAAAACAAATATTATCAAGCTGATTAATATAAAAAGGAATGGAGATGTTTTTATCGAGTTTATCAATTACTTCAATAATGTTCTCATGCCACAATAACCCTACGCTAGTTCTATCCGTTTCATTCATAATATTAATATGGTCGTTTATGCAATAATAATTATTGATTAATTTGTTTGTAATTTTTTTTGTATCGTCATTATATGATTTAGTTTGAAATATATCCTCAATTGTTTCTTCTTTGAATAAATCTGGGTTATTTTTGTATATATTACAAATGCTATTAAGTTTTCGCAGGTCGCCTTGAACGTAAGAGATAAAGTTGTCTGTAAAATTAGATGGTAACACAGGCAGTATTTTTTTAATAATATCGCTTATTTGCGGTTTAGTAGGTGTTTTAAGTTCAACTGTATTACATACTTTCATTAATTCTTTTATTTTTTTGTCGACGCGATAATTGCCAATACATATAATTGGATTAATAGTAACTTCTTCTAGTTTTTGTTTTTTTGTTTTTTTTTGTCTAATCAGTTTAATTAATGTATTAATACCTCCTTTGTCTCCATTGTTCATCCCATCAATTTCATCCATAATAATTGCGATTCTTCTAACCTTTTTATTAAAAAGGCTCATTATATTTCTATCTGACATATTATGCTTTGTGATATCCTCAATAACAGATGTATTTCTAATATCACCTGCGTCATATTTAATAATATCATAGTCTAGTTCTTTAAGAATATTGGTTACAAATGTTGTTTTTCCAGTACCAGGTTCACCATAGACATAAATTCCTTTTTTAAAGAGTAAATTATCTCTATTTTTGTCGAATGCCTTTAAAATTTCTTTTATATTGTCGGATTTATCTTCTCGATTTAAAATATTATTTATATTTAATTCCTCCATATTATATATTTAATAAAACTCTTTTTATGTTGATTTTTACTCAAACCAAGTTCCTTCATAAATAAATATGTATATTTTGTTGGTTTAAATTTTATGATGTTGTTTGACAGGGATTATTTACACCATATGTTATACCATCCCACGTTACATTACATTTACGCGCCCACAAATATTTAGCACAAGTTCCATTATCACCCGTGTACACTGGCCCATTAAAGTCCATTATTAAGTGTTTGTCTCCACTATTTGCGGGACAAGTTCCTAAATCTTTAATATTCACACATTTTGACATATTATTACCAGAAACATCTAAACCAGTTATACCCCAGTAATCGGGACACTCTGGAACCATGGGAGGCCATGTTTCGCTACTTTTTACGCTAACCAACACAACACCAATAATTACTAAAACAACAATTAAAATTATTATAGCTGAAAATAGAACTATTTTTTGAAATCCTTCCATATATATAAAATATACATATTTTTTTCTATAAGTGTAATATAAATGAATAAAACAACTAATGGACGAGTAGATATTAAAACGCCAAATACTTCTACTTTATTTGAAATGTATGATAAAATACCTGCTAATCAGTGTGCTACATTTAGGAATCCGACAGAAGGGCTTTGGACTGACACTAATTTATCTAGAGCATTTTTCTCTTCTCAAAATATTCAGATGGTGCAAAATGGAATTAGAGCTGGAGTTTATCACAAGTCAAACGGTCAATATACGATTGGACCGCAGGATGGAGATTCACTCAAAATTATAATGCGAAGTGTATATTTGCAGCATGCCGCAAACCAAACAAACAATGTTACATCCCAAGTTTCTGAACTAAATAAGATTGTATTGAACTATTGTATTCAGCAAGTTTACAGTGAAGCACAGGGGTATTTAAAATATTTAGATGATGCTAGTACATTAGTTGTACCAATCGCACATCCTGTAATGGCAGATAATACAGATAGAGAACTCGAATTTAAAACATGGTTCTAAATGCGGTGGTTCTAAACACCGCAGTTTTACAATCGTTATATTATAATTATTTTTTGATAGTTATAATAATATGGATAAAGTGATTTTAATATGTGCTACAGGTCGGTCAGGCTCTACAACCATGCAAAGGATAATTAATACAATACCAAATAGTAATATTTGTGGCGAGAATTATGGTGCTTTAAATAGCTTATTAGAATTCTATCATAGAATAAAATATACAACTGCGAATTATGTGCCAGGACATTTAAAACCTGCTTCTTATGAGGATATTATTTCCAAAAATGTAAAACCCGCGTGGTATAATTCATATGACTTTCAAAAAACAGTTACGATGATTAAAATACTTATAACAAGTTTGTTTAAAAAATCCGATACGACTAATATTTGGGGATTTAAAGAAATAAGATACGACAATGGAGACATAAAATATGTAAAATTATTTAAAGAATTATTTCCTCAAACAAAGGTAATAATTCAAATAAGAGAGAACATTAAAGCCCAATCACAGAGTAGTTGGATGAAAAATGACAAAAACTCGCTTAAATATTTAAATAACCTGAATAATGAGTTTTATAAATTTTATCAAGAAAACACGGACTTTTGTTATTTTATAACATTTGAGAAAATGTTTGATACACAACAAATAAGAAATCTATTTAAATTTATTGAATGTGAAGAATTTTATAACGCCCATAAAATCCAGGAGGTTTTATCAAATAATATTAAGGATTAGAAAACTTACACCATTGTTTCTCTCTTCTTCTTATTTCTAACAAAAAATTTATAGGTAAGAGTTTGGTATACGTTACTGCTTTAATAGTGTTATTGGGTGGAAGTTGGCGTTTGGTTTTTACCGACGAATTAGTTTTTGAATATTTGAATATTTATCTTATAAATTATTTAATCGCCTTTTTACCATTGAACACATTATTTTTTATTACGTGAGCGTTTATTTTTTGGATTAATAATTGTTGGTCTTCTGTATCTAACTTTTGTAGAGCCATATATACTTTTGCGACACCATTCTCCGGATGTAATGTTTCACATATTAAATTATTTACCATCATTTTATCATGTTCTTCTAATAATA